TGACCAATCTTTATAGTCAGGATATTGTTCTTTCCATCCACCACTTATGAGTGATGTAACGTCAACCATTGACTTATTAATGTTAAGGCCATAAGAAGTTCCTACACCGAATACACTACCGTCATATTGAATGGTCATTTCTTGACCTAAAATTGTTTTTGGCATGTTGTTTAATTATTTTTAGTTGTTATATTATATATCCTCTTTATTTTTGATAGAGTATTTCAAATTGCATCAAATTAACGAAAGCCACATTGTTATTTGCATCTTCTGCATTTGAATGTGTTTCACTTAAATAGTTGATTTGACGTATAGTTGAAGATGTAAATGCTGTAAGGTAAGTACGAAAGGCATCACTTAATGATTCTGTATCTGAAGCTTTATCTGTGTATATTTCAACATAAAGTGTGTACATATTAATGAAATCTCTATCACCTACAACACCCATATCAGGGTTTCTTGTGTAAGTGTAAATAGCCCATGTTTTTGTAGCATTAAATTCAGTTGAAGTCGTATCACGGTAAATTCCATCTACTAAACTATTAAGTGTAGTATTTGCATTCATTACAGTTGATATCTCGGTTGCAAAACTCATTTCGTCTTTTTGTTATTTTTCTTGATAAAAGTTGCAATTTCTTCACCAATTTCTGTTACAGCACTATCAATTATTGGTTGAACTTGACTGTTTACTAGACTTGGTATTCTGAACTTTCCAATTATTTGCCCTCTATTTGCACCCTTTGATGTTGTTCTTTTTACTGTTCCTTTATCTGCAAATCTAATCCAGAATGAATCTGTTGTAGGTCCAGTAATAAAAGCCATTGATTTCAATTTATCCTTTGATACTTTAATACCAACTTCTGTTTTAACTGAATATGGAAGTCCAGATTTAATTGAAGTAATAACGTATTTGTTTGATGCTGCTTTTAAGTAGTTATCCAAGATTTTCTGTTCCAAATGAGCAGGTAAGTCATTCAATGTCTGAAGTAATTCAGTCATTCCTGACATACTGAAGTTTGTTTCGTTACTCATTGAATAGAATAGTGTTTATTTTTAAGGCTTCTTTTCTTCCAACTTTTTCAACACTTAGAATTTTGTAATAGTTGCCTTCATAGTTAATTCGACATTTAATATCAACATCATTTCTATATCGTATAGTCCATTCAGTTGTAGATATTGGTAATGAACCTTCAGTTGTATAACGTGTGTCAACACTTCTGATAAACATACTTGACCAAACAGTAGTAACTTCTTCATATACAGAAGTAGGAGCACCAACAGCATCTTTGCCCATTGTGCTCTTTTCTATTGTTATTAATCTATTTAGTAAGGAAGTTATCATATTACCACGAGATAGTTTTGTACGGCATAAGTAATCGTTGAATTACATCACCTCTTTTTATTGAGCCTATTGTATATGAACTTCTTTCAGTATCGTATAAGTCTGCAGCACTAATTAAAATTGCTTGTTTGACCATATAAGGACATGAAACATCAGTTACATAAAACATGCTACTATCAATAAACATATTACAGTATTCGACAGAAGCAGGTATAATTATATTTTCAATATACTCATCATCATCAAAGTTATTTGCTTCAATTCTTAAATGAGTTTTAACTTCCGAAAGAGATACTGGATATGCCATTTGTAAGTTTATTTTAAAATAAGGAGAGAACCGAAGTCCTCTCCTATATTACATTTTGCTTATAGATTAACCTATTGAAGCATTTGTTAAGATGTTGAATGCTCTTGGGTTTGCACAACCTGAGTCAAACATTCCAACTACAGTAAGGTTAATAAGTCCTTTACCTGCAGAAGTATAAGGGTCAACGATCAATTCAATTCCTTGGAAAGAACCAACAACTGCTTTGCTCCAATCACCGAAGTAAATAGTACTAGCATTTGCTTGTGGAACTCCAAAAGCAGGATATCCGTTAACTTCATTATCTGACCAAATTGCTTCTTGGTTAGTAAGTCCAGCAGTTTTCTTTAAATAAGCTTTAACAGTAGGAGTTGTTACATAAGCAGCACTTCCAATCATTAATCCACCTATTGAAGCTTCTTGTTGAACGATTTTTGAATAATCAAGAGTTCCAGCACCAAAAGTTGTTTTTTGAGTTGCAGCATCTACTTCGATTTGGTCAAAAAGGTCATAAACAACTGCAGTCCAAATACCGTTAAGTAAGTTTTGAAGGATTGAGTTATAAACACCTGCATTAGTTTGGTTAAGAGTTTCTTTAGAGATTGATTGAGTGTGTGTAAGTCTACGACCTGCAAGAGTAATTGTTGTATAAGTCATATTTGCAGATGCTCCAAGACTTGCTTCATTTACGAAACCAGCAGTATCTTCTGCCATGTTAGGAACTACAAAGTTTCCAGTTAAACCGTCATACATTGTAACACCTAATGAACGTAAGAATGCTTCACCTGGTGATGTAATAATATCTATTTTAGGAGCAACAGTTTTGTTGATAACGCCAGAATCAGTAGTAGTGATAATAGGATCGGCACGTAATTCTCCAAGTCCATTGAATGAGGATGTTTGTCCCATTTTTACAGCATTGGTTAACCAATCACGGAATTCAATTGTGAGTGATTTAGGTGCTACAGTTCTTACTTCAACTGCTTTACCTGATTTTGCGTTAAGTTCTGCTTGTCTTTCAGCCATTCTGATAGTTTCGTCAAGGTCAGTAACTTCTTTGTCAAGGTTATTCCACATTGAAGTTTCAGTTTCGTTTTTTGAACGATTTTCGCCCATAACAGTGTCTACAATTGCAGACATTTGATTGATTTTAGAAGCCCTTTCTTGCTTTAATTCGTTAATGTTTTTCATCTTCGATTATTTATTTTTAAGTTTTAGGATATGAGCCAAATCTTTATAAGGCTCAACATTTATTGTGTTTGGGGTTTGTTGTTCTATATATTCATCTAATCCACGTACTACAGAAACTTCTGTATCTGGGTATGCGGCATGAGTTACAACTGATACGTCTAGTAACCTTGAAATTCTCGAAATCTGTCTAATGTTATCTCCATTAGCAGAACGACTCCATTGTTGTCCTTCCTTATCAACCATAAAAGCGAATGAATTTTCAAAAACATCACCTCTTTCAATCATTTTGTACAGGTCTTGTGCTCCTGTTGTGTCATTTAAAGATGCTTCGAACCTTAATCCAACTTCATCTTCTGTAAGAATTAGTGTTTCATTAACTGTTCTAGCATATACTTGGTCTCTATTATGATTAAATGTTAGATATACATCATTTGCAGTTACATCTTTAAATGCTCCTTGACGTAAAATCTCTGTAAATAGCTTTCCACCTTCTGCTAAAAGTCTACTTTGAACTTCGAACTTTGCAGCATAACCACTTATCATTCGTTTATCTCCATCAGTATATGCTCTTAGTTCACCTTTTTCTGGTGTGTATAGTCTTTTTTCAATCATTTAGAATAATTATTTTAGTATAGTATATATTCACATCATTTTATGAAATGGGTGGTGTTGGAGGTGTTTGACCCTTTTTAAGATAGTTCTCAACTGATTGAATTTGAGTTAACATAAAGTGACTGTCTCCACCTTCATAAGTAGGATATCCTTCAATATTTGCCATCTGGTTTGGTGTAATAACACCCATCCCGAATAAATCTTTATAGTTTGCAATTCTTGTTTTGCTATCAGTTTCAACTAATGAGTTAGTGTTGAATTCAATACTCATTCCGTTTAATCTTTCATCAGTTGTAAGAGTCTTAAATTCTAACTCTTGACGATACATTCTAAGAATTGGTCGAATTGTGTTTATCTTATAAGAAAGTTGAAGTGATTCAAGGTTGTTGAACTTTGAACTTTCAAAGTTGCCTAACATATGAGGCGGAACTTTATAAAGTGCTGCAATTTGGTCAGCATTAAACCTAATAGTGTTTATAAATTCTGCATCAGCAAAAGACAATGTAATATCTTGAAGTTCTGTAAAAGGTGGTAATGAAATAATCTTACCTGCATTTTTAAAACCACCATACTTTTCTGTAAAGTCAGCAACTTTTGCTTGCCATTCTTTAGGATTTATACCTTCTGGAATAGTAGTTTTAAGTGCCTTTGGTGAAGTTGCATTATTATCATAAAACTTGTCAATAGTTGTGAATGCTTTATAAGTAGTAGACAAATTGAGTCTTAACTTTTCGATTGGGTTCATTCCCCATACACCATCATTTGAAAGACTTCTGAAGTGCAAAACATTCATACTGTCTATCCAAACAGGTTCTGTTTCTGTATCTTTTTGATACAAATAGAACAATTGACCATTTACAATTTTATAGGTTGTAAGACAGGCAGGTGGAATTATACGAAATCCAGTTATAAAGCCATTATTATCTCTATCAATTGCTGCAAATGCATTGCCTTTTACATTCCTAATGTATTCAAGAGTTGAAAAGAATGTATTGGAAGTGGTATAACTGTTTGGATTATAATGCAATAACTGATATCTAAAGTCATCTCTAAGGGTTATTTTCTTTCCTTCTTCATCATATGTACCCTTTGAATCATTTTGATATAGATTGACTGGAAAACTAGACAAGTCTTCTGCAAGAATCTTACAACTCGTATAAACAGACGAAATAGTTTCACCTTGTTCAATATTGAAATTGATTGTTGTAAAGTTCAAATAATCCTGTAAACGTTGAAGTTCTGTTGCTTCAGCACCCACAACAACCTTTGCGTTATTAAGTGGGTTGCCAAATAAACTTTGAAATATTGACATAGGTTATTTTTTATTTTATACTTTATATATTCATATCTAAATTGCGTTTAGGAATATCTGTGCAGCATTTTTATTGTTTCTTAAATGACCTGCAATTGCGTTCAATATTGAAATAACTCCATCAATAGCATCAGCACTTTTATTCTTTTCCGTTCTCATATTGCCTGCCCAATCTCCAACTATAACAAGGTTTCTAAAGTTCCATTTCATACATGCATTTGTCTGAATTGTCAACATTCCGCCATACATCAATGACTCTAAAAATCTAATTGCACCATCAAAGTTTTGAGGACCTGGTCGAATAGGTACTGTCCATATTCCAGCATCTTTAAGTTCAGGGAGTAATTGGTCAAAATGCCAAGGGTCGTAAAACAAACCTTTAACATCATACTTACTATTTATCTCTGTAATTACCTGACCAACTGCCGTATAGTCAATAGTTTTAGTAGTACAAGGATATATGTACCCTAAATCGACCCATCTTTTTATATCAATATTGCCTTTACGTAATGAATTCTTTTCAGATTCTACAAAAAAGAAGTAACTCCTTGCATAGAATTTGTTACCACCATCCCATAATGCAACTACAGAAGTCAAATCTCGTGTTGCAGAAAGGTCTAAACCGATATAACAAGGCAAATCTTTTACAGTTTCTTCATCAAAATCTCCAAATGCAGCATCTAAAACTGCCTGTTCTATCCATTGAGAGTTCTCTTCAAGGAACATATTGAACCTTTTTGTAATGAAGTCACTCAATAATGATGGAATAGATTTGTTTGTATTGAACTGGTCTTTAAATGTTCTATAATCGAGTATAGTTCCAAGTCCCGGATTTGCTTTTATCCAGTTATTTTCATCTTCAATATCATCACCTTCTTCTAACTCATAAAGCATATAGAAAAACCTATCATCAGTTGATATGCCTCTTAATACGTTTCTACCAGTTTCAACTAATTGAGCGCAAAAGCTTTCCCTTCCATAACCTGCAGTTGAGATTAAAAAGAGCATTGGATTTTCCTTTGTACCTAAAGCATTCTTAATTACGTTAAACTTTTGAGCATCTTTATACGTGTGGATTTCGTCTAGTATACAAGAAGATGGGTTCAAACCTTCCAATCTATCTTCAATAGCCGGTACAGTCCTACAACTACCAGTTCTTGACCTATCGGCAAACACCACTCTATTAGACTTCATTGCTAATAGCCTTTTACTCAATGCAGGTGAAGACTTTATAAGTTCTTTTAGTGCTTCAAATGAAGTTTCAATTGCTTGACTTTGACTACCTGCAATCAATACAGAGTGTGGAAATGATATTCCATCCTTTAACATGAAGTATAATTGAAGTGCTGCAGCAAAACTTGTCTTGCCATTCTTCCTACCTATGAATAGGAATGCATATAGGTACTTCCTAATATTTGTGTCTTTATAGTATAAACCGAATAACGCTTCAATAATAAATGCCTGAAATGGTTGAAGTATGAGCCTCTTTCCTTTGTCTAAGTATAGATAACTGAAGAAACTATAGACCTTTTCAACTGCTTCTCGTCTAAATTCAAGGTCTGATCTTTCAATATCAGATCCGTGTCTTAGAATGGCGAGTTTAATATTTTCGTTTGCTTTAATAGAACCATTAATAACACCATACTTGTAGTCGCTCGAAGCATCCCATGCATTCTGGATGTACTCCTCCTTACTTATTAGTGGTGTCTTAGTCATCAAAGTCGTCTTCCTTTTGAACTTCAATTAACTTTAAAGCAATTCTATCTTTTCTACTAATACCAAGTTTTGCACTCGCTTCATTGACATTCCTTAGACACATCTGATAGACGTTGAAGGCTGGATTTGTTTTAGTAACTACGACATTGTTTCCACTTCTCTCATTGAGAACACAACCCTTTTCATCTAGATTTGCTCTCATTAGGTTGCCATATCTGATGTTTTCTAATATGACATCAATCAACATATCATCAACATCAGGTTCGTAGTTGCCCTTTTTTATAAGATGTTGAACAATACCATTCTTAATCTTTGTACTCATAAATGTTTTATTAAGTTTAGTTGTGCTAACTTGTTGCACTATTTATAGTATATATTCACACAAAAAAAGAGACCCTTGTGAGGTCTCCAGTGTATCGAGAAGAAGGTATAGCAATGGTTACTAGTGGAATGTTAGGCTGGTGTACAAATCTATT